CATATGCTAGGGATATTTACGAAAATATAAAAGCTGGGAATGTAAATCAATGTAGTTTCTTTTTCACACTCCCACCCGATGATGATATGGCAAGAACATGGTCGAATATAAACGGTGAATATGTACAAACTATTAATAAGATTGATGAATTGATTGAAGTAAGCATAGTAACAATACCAGCGTATCAAGAAACAACAGTTGCGGTTGGTCAAAGAGCAAAAGGGTTAGACAAATTTAAACAGTTAGAACAAGTGAAGATTGAGCTCGAATTAGAAGGCTTGCGTATTGATACGTAGGCTATTTTTTATGCCAATTTTTAACAAATCAAAGGAGTGAATTATTGTATGCCAACTTTACAAGAACAAGCGAAGTCAATTAACGACTTGATTGACCAAGCACAGTCTGCAGCTAACAAAGGCGATATTGAAGCTGCTCGTAAGTTGCAAGAAGAAATTACACAAGCAAAAGATGCCTACAACTCTGAAAAAGAAGTTGTTGATTCTATTTCAGCAGAAGAAAAAGTAGGTAGCGATTCAGAAGCGCCTAAAGAAACTACTGAAACAGAAGAAAAGAACGATAAGCCAGATGCTGAACCATCTGCAGAAGAAAAAGATGTTGAAGATAAACCGGAACCTAAAACAGAAGAAACTGAAAAACCAGAAGCTCCGGTTGAAGAAAAAACACCGGAAGAATTAGACGAAGAAAAGAAAAAGAAACTAGGGGGCAAACGTTCAATGGCTAGACAAATTTTAGAAAACAAAGAGAACAAATTTTCGAAGGAAGCAGAAGCGTTTTTAAAGTACGTACAATCTAAAGGTGCGCAACGTGACAACGTAACATCTGTGGAAGCTCAACCAATCATTCCGGAAGATATTAAATATCAACCAGAAGAATTACCAGAAACATTCGTTGACTTAAAAAAATTCGTTAACGTACAACCAGTAACAACAGCGTCTGGATCACATCCAATTTTAAATCCAGCACAAGAAACAATGGTAAGTGTAGAAGAATTAGCTAAAAACCCAGAATTAGCTTCTCCAAAATTCACTGATATTGATTACAAAGTAAAAACATATCGTGGACAAATTCCAGTGTCACAAGAAGCGCTTGATGATTCAGAAGCTAATCTAGCAAACATTATTGCTAAAAATAATGCACGCCAAGCAGTAAACACTACAAATAAATATATTGCTGATGTAATGAAATCATTCGCACCAGTTAATACTGCTAACTTAGATGACATTAAACAAATTATTAATGTTGATATTGATCCAGCTTATAACTTATCAATTGTGGCTTCACAATCATTCTATCAAGCACTAGACACATTGAAAGATAAAAACGGTCAATACCTATTAAAACAAGATATCACTAGCCCAACAGGAACTGTGTTATTTGGTCGTCCAGTATTCATTATCAAAGATGAATTATTTGGAGTTAAAGGCGATAAAAAAGCGTTTATTGGTGACTTAAACTATGCAGTATTCTTTGCAGACCGCAAACAAGCGTCAGTTAAATGGGTAGAAAATGAAATTTACGGTCAGATTTTAGCAGCTTACATGCGTTTCGATGTTAAAAAAGGTGTAGAAGAAGCAGGTCGTTTCTTAACTTACACAGGTACAGCAGGTGACGGCGGTACTACTGAAACAATAGACCCAGCAGCATAATAGGAGGGATATAGATGGCGAAATTCAAAGTAGTTAAACCTTATAAAGATTTAGAGTTAGATAAAAAACTTAAGAAAAATGACGAGGTAGAAATGACTGTCAAACGTTCAGAAGAAGTTGAAAAGACTTTAACTGATAAAGGTTTTGATGGTCCTTTTTTAGAACGTACAGATAAGAAGTAGGTGATACGTGTGTATGAACTTACGTTAGAAAATATTAAGAATGCTATACGTGTAGATCATGATTTTGATGACAATGAAATAGAATATCTTTATTTACCCACTGCAAAACGACAAGTTAAAGGAGCAGTAACAGATGACGAAGGCTTTTACACATCAAACGATGAAGTAACAAGCCTTTTTAATTTGGCTGTTATTAATCACTTAGCTCATCACTATGAAAATCGTTCTACAACAACGCAATTTGAGAAAGTTGAGATATCGCAATCATCACTTGCGTTAATTCAAACGTTAAGGGGTGAGTATGCAAAATGGAAATCGGCAAACTCAAGCACAGAATAGAGATTTATAAAGTTGAAAATATGATTAATGATGAAGGTGGATATGAGGAATTACCTACTACTATCGCTACTCCATTTTGTGAAGTGTCAAAAACTACTATTAAAGAATTTAGAAATGAAGACTTAGACACAAGACGAGAAACGATAGTTTTTATTATTCGTTATCAACAAAAAACAGATATACATTCGGGATTGTTTGTGAAATTTAAAGGTAAGCAATATGAAATCAAAACTATTGAAACGGACTTTCAAGACATGGAAAGACAACAGTTGAAATGTGAGGTGGTTGAATGACAAAAACACGTTATGACAGCGATAAAGATATATCTGATAAGTTAAATAAATTGATTTGGCAAAGTGAACGAGAAGCTAAGAAAGTTGTAACAAAAGCAGCAAAGTTATATCAAAGCAATTTAATTATGAATACTCCTGTTGCAGTTACACAAACGCATAACGGACATGCTAAGGATGTTACAAAAGTATCTGGGTTCAAACGTGACTCTACTTATCCAGTAAAAGAAGTAGGCTACGACAAAGCTAAATCAAGAAAAGATGCAGCATGGTATATCCACTTTCCTGATGTAGGTACAACTGTTCGTGGAACTGTTGGACAACCTCCACAACACTTTTTACGTAGAACACACGAAATAAGTAAAGGTCCTATTTTAGCAATGTATACCAAAGCTTTAGAGGATATGTTAGACATTGACTAGACACCCTATTGTACGTATGTGGGACGTATTACGTAAAGATGAACAACTTGTATCTATGATGGACAAAGTTCGTAAAACAAGCGCTAAACAGCCTTTAATATACACATTTGAAATACCCGAATCATATCAAAAAACAGAAGAAGCACCATTCATGCGCTTAACAGAAATCATGAATGGAAATGCATTAGAAAACGATGGTGGCAGTAGTCATTATCGTTATTTATTTGCCGTTGAAACCTTTAGTAAATCAATCAATGACGTCCATTCAATTAATGAGCGTGTGGTTGAAATTATTGAAGATATCAACGGCATTTGTTTTGAACGAGAGCTTAGCAGAGATGAAGAATTCAATCTTTATAACCAAATGCTTAGCTTCAACATTATTTTAACTAAAAAGGAGCAATAAACTATGGCAGATAAAAAAGTAGCAATTACATGTGAAGGTTTTAAAGCACGTCGTCAAGAAGGAAACGGATTCGAAGCTGGTGAGTTACAAGACGTACCAGGATTACAAGAAATTGAATTAGAACTTGAACAAGGTAACGAACCTGTGTATGCAGATGGTGTTAAAAAGTTCAGTTTATTCAGTGGTATTACTGGTGCAACTTTAACTACTACTTTAATGGAATTATCAAAAGCTGAACGCACAATGTTCTTGGGAGTAAAAGTAGAAAACGGTATGGAGATTTACACATCTGATATGGTTCCTCCATATGTTTCAGCTTCATGGAAATATCGCTGTAATGATGGTTCGTATATTCATTACGGATTAGTACGTGGAAACTTCAATATCCCTGGAACAAGTGGGTCTACTATGGAAGATTCACCAGAACAACAAGACCAAGTGGAAATGGAAGGATCATTCATGCAACGTAGTTCAGAAGATAAAACTGTGTATGTACGTATTCACGATGGCGACCCTGAATTCCCAGGTGAAGATGAATTCTTGAAATTCATTCACGGTACAGTGACGACTGAACCAACTACACCTACAGAAACAACTGAAGAACCAGCAGCATAAATAACTTATGGCGACTTTAAACGGTCGCCTATTTTTGTATACAAAAATAATTAACAAGGAGCTTATATAAATATGGCAAAAGTAACTTTAAAAATTGATGGTAAGAACAAGATTTTTTCAAAAGACAAATTGAATTTAGGTGCAATGAAAGCACAGGCGGAATTTGAACAATATATTCAAGAAGGTAATAAAGCATTCGGTAAATTCCAGAAATTCACTAGAGATAATAAAGAGTTTGTGAAGGCTGAACAAGAATACGCTAAGAAAGTCGAAGAAGCTGAAACAGATGAAGAAATCGAAGAAGTTAACAAACTTTCAGAAGAACTAGAAAACATGGAAGGTTATCAAGACTACGTTAAAAGAGCGGAAGAATTGACTGAAGAAATTGAAAACGAATCTATTGATGGCGTTCAAATTTATGATGATTTCGCTGAATTATTAGTAAAAGTATTTGATGAGAAATTCACAGTTGATGAAGTTTTTGAAGGCTTAGAATTCGAAGGCGGAATTGAAGATATCTATTTAGAGATTTTTGCTAATAACAAATCGGGGAAGCCAACGAAAAAAGCGAGTACAACGAAAACAAAACAGCAAGCGAAGTAGTACAAGACATTTACGAAGTTTATCGTCATTTCATCGAGGACGCACAATATAAACCTCATGAAGTTGACCAATTAATAATGGAAGACTTTGACAAATACTTCTCTACTAAAAAACGTAAGAAAAAAGCATCTAAAGTCGCTAAATCTGGTGCATTAAGCCCTGAACAAATGATGGCGATGCTATAAAGGTGGTGAGATAATGGCAGATTTTAATCTGGGAGCAGAGGTCTCTATGGATGTAGACCCACTCAAAGCATCCAAGACCACACTTGAACGTAATTTAAAAGCTATTAATAAATCTTTGCGTGACCAACGTAAGGAATTTAAACAAAATGAATTAAGTGCAGAAGGATTGGCAAAGCAAGAAGCTGATCTAGGTAGAGCAATTAAGCTACAAGAAGGCTTGCTTAAAAAACGTAAAAGTACGTTAAATGATTTAGAAAGACAAATGAAAGAAAGTAATAACGTAACTGATGAGCAAAAGATTAAGTTGCAAAATGCAAGTCGAGCGGTACAACAAGCTGAAAACCAACTAAGTGGTTATAATAATGAATTAAAACAAACGCAGTCCTCACAAAAGATGTTAGGACGTTCCACAGACCAAGTTAAAAGTAGTTTGGGACAATTAAGAAACGAAGCCAAACTAACAGAAATGAGATTTAAACAGTCTGGTAAAACTGTGGAAGGTTATAAAGGTCATCTTGACCAACTAAATTACACAATGAAAAAGCAAAAAGCACATATGGATTTGCTTAAAGGTAATTTAAAAGAGCTTGAGAGAGCACAACAAGGCGGCAGTCGTTCCGCTACTAAATTACGTAATGATATTGCTAAAGAGGCAATAGCTTTTCAAATTTTACAAGGGCGTATTGATGAAACGACAGATGAATTAAGAGAGTATCAACGACAACAAAGATTAATGGGAACCATGACTAATGCATGGGAAGGCGCAAGAAATTCAATGGATCGTATTGCTACCACTTTGCGAAGTTTAGGAGAATTAACTCAAGGTGTTGTTGGTGGCGTTATGGTTACTAACTTTTCTGCATTAGTACCAATCATGGGTTCCGTTATTAGCTTAGGTGCTGGTATAGGTGGTATGTTAGTCGCTTTAACTGGTGGCGCAGTTGGTATGGGTGGTGCTTTTGCTATTGCAGGTGTCGGCGTACAAGCTTTCGGAGGTCAAGCAGTATATGCTTTGAAAATGTTAGAAGATGGACAATTAAAAGTCACTAATGAAGTTAAAAGTTATCAGACTGCATTAAGTGGCTTAAAAACATCTTGGGAAGGTTTAATTAAACAAAATCAAGCGTCCATTTTCAATACTATGACAAATGGTATTAATACTGCTAAACATGCATTAACCACACTGAATCCTTTTCTAACACAAACCGCTAAACAAATAGAAACAGCAAGTGGTCAAATGTTAAATTGGGCTAGAACTTCATCTAATGCTAAAAGGGCTTTTGACATATTAAACACACAAGGTCCTAAGATTTTCCAAAGTTTAATAAACGCAACGCGTAGTTTTGTTAATGGTTCAACTGCCATGTTCAATAAGTTAAGTCCTTTATATACATGGGCTGCTCAAGGTTTTGCAAATATGGGTAAATCTTTTGATAATTGGGCGAATTCAGTGCAAGGGTCTAAAGCAATAAATGGATTTGTTGAATATACAAAGACTAACTTACCTATTGTGGGCGATATCTTTGGGAATATATTCAGCGGGATCATAAATTTATTTCAATCATTTAGTGGTCATTCACATAATGTATTGTTAGGTATACAAAGTGCAACAAAAGGATTCGCGGATTGGTCAGAAGGAATAAAGAAATCAGATGGATTCCAAAAATTTGTTGATTATTTAGAAGTTAATGGTCCGAAAGTATGGTCATTAATAAAAAGCATAACTCAAACATTGTGGGGATTAGCGAAAGGGATGGCTCCTGTTGGGTCGGCAGTATTAAGCATAAGTGGTGCATTCTTTAAATGGACTGCAACTATGACTAACGCACATCCTATGATTGGAAAAATACTGGGATTAGTTACTGCATTTGGTGGTGCTACTTTATTAGCTGCTAAACCAATACTTTTATTAAGAGGTGCATTGTTAGGTGCTACAGGTGCTAGTAAGTTGTTTGGTAAAGCTGGTGCAATTGCTATTATTAAAACAAAGTTACTAGGTAAAGAGGGCTTAATAGCATCTACAAGAATGAAAATTGCTTCTGCCGCAACTAAAGCTTGGAGTGTTACTACTAAATTAGCAGCACTTGCAACAAGAGGATTAGGATTGGCAATAAGATTTATGACTGGACCAGTTGGCATCGTTATAACGGCCATCGGTTTATTTGTTGCTGCGATCATTCACTTGTGGAAAACAAATGCTACCTTCCGTAAGAATGTTATAGGTGCATGGAACGCTATTAAAAAAGGTGCCGTAGCAATTTTTGGAGCTATTAAAAAAGCTGTTATTTCGATATGGCACGGGCTTGTAAATGGTGTAATGTTCATAGTTAAAAATTGGAAGAAAATTCTAATAGCTAGATTCTATCTTATGAAGGCAGTAGTTATAAGTGTCTTCCGAGTGATGAAAGCTTCTGTTGTTAAGATATGGACAACATTAAAAAACGGTGTAATTCGGTTAGCAAAACTATTGTACACAGGTGTTACTAACTACTTTAAATTAGTGAAAAAAGTAAACACAACAATATTCAATGCTATTAAAAACTTCGCGTTGAAGGTATGGACCACTATTAAAAATGGCGTTGTTTCTAGAGCTAAAGCATTATGGTCTGGTGTAAGAAAAATGTTCTCTAGCTTAAGTAAGAGTACGCACTCAATATTTAATTCAATTAAGAATTTCGCATTGAAGTTATGGTCTAACCTAAAAAATAATGTTGTCTCACGTGCAAAGGCTTTATGGTCAGGCGTTAAAAATGTTTGGAATACTCTTAAAAAAGGAACATCAATCATTTTTGGTTCTGTTGGAAAATTCATGAGTAACAAATGGAATTCTATTAAATCTGGAACAGTAAATAAGGTTAAATCACTCTGGTCTGATATGAAAAACGTTTGGGGTTCATTAAGCAAAGGCACACGATCAATCATGAATTCAATTGGTGGATTTTTTAGTAAAAAATGGAATGGAATTAAAAAAAGTACAATCGGAATCGTTACCTCTTTGAAAAGTAAAGTAACAGGCGTAATGAGTAAAATGGGTGACGGTATTAAAAATGTTGTAGGTAAAATCAAAGGCTTTTTCACTGATATGATTGATAAAGTTAAAGGTGGTTTAAATAAACTTATAAAAGGTGTTAACTGGGTTGGAAAAAAACTAGGGATGGATAAAATTGACCCTGTTAATTTCCACACTGGTACAACACATACTACTACTAATTTAGTTAAGAATGGCAAAATTGCTAAAGATACTATGGCAACTGTAGGAGATAAAGGTAAAGGTAATGGTCCAGGAGGATTCAGACACGAAACAATTATTCCTCCTAAAGGTAAGCCGTTTATTACACCAGCTAGAGACACTACAATTCCAATTAGTAAAGGTACTGCTATTTTAAATGGTGCGCAAACACACGCTATGTTGAGCGATGGTGGTAATGAATTTTCAACAGGTACTATACCTCGATTCGCTAGTGGTTCATTATCAAATAAAAAGCCGAAAAAACATAAAAAAGGCGATAACGTATTTGGTGATGCTTGGGATTCTACAAAAGCTGGAGCAGCTAAACTAGTTGATGGCGGTAAAGCTATAGTTAGTAAAACACTTGAAACTGCTGTTAAAGGTAAAGATTGGCTTAAAGATAAAATAGGCGACGTTATGGATTGGATAGAAAAACCTGGTAAATTAATGAATAAAGTTTTAGAAGGCTTTGGCGTTAATATGGAAGGTTTTGGAATTGGAAAAGCAGCTTCATTACCTTATGACATGATGTCAGGTATGTTTGGAAAACTAAAAAAAGCAACAACTGATTTATTTACAAAGTGGTTTGATGAACAAGGTGGGTCTGGTGATGGAGGATATATCGATTTATCTAAAGGTATTAACTTCGGTTTCGCCAATTCAGCAGCAGAAGCAGCTAAAGCTGGTTACCCATTCCCGCGTGCCCATCATGGTTTAGATATTAACTATGGTTATGGTAGTAAACTCTACTCTACATTAGCAGGTACAGCTACAGCTAAATCTGGTTATAATGGTGGATTTGGTAACAGTATGTGGATTAAGAGTGGAGCAATGGAAGCAATTTACGGTCACATGAGTAAATTAGCGTTTAGTGGAAGTAAAAAAGTTAAACCAGGTACTTATTTAGGATTGTCTGGTGGAGACCCTAGTAAACAAGGCGCTAGTGCAGGAGATAGTACGGGACCACATTTACACTACGAAATGAGAAAAAATGGAGTAGCTTTTGACCCTACTAATTGGTTGAAGAAAAATAATGGTGGAGGTAAGAAGTCAGGTAAGAAATGGGCTTCTACTATTAAAAAAGCTTTAGCTATGAATGGACTACCAACATCTGCTGCATATGTAAATGCATGGGCTAGACAGATTGATTCGGAATCTGGTGGTAACCCTAAAGCTGTGCAAGGTGGCTATGTTGATGCAAACACAGGTGGAAATGAAGCTAAAGGACTTGTACAAGTAGCTAAGGGCACATTTAATCAATATAAACGTAAAGGTCATGGCAATGTATTTAATCCATTAGATAACTTATTAGCTGGTATTGCATACGCTAAGTCGAGATACGGTAAATCTGGTATGTTAGGCGTTATTGGTCACGGACATGGATATGCTAAAGGGACTAATAGTGCAACAGCAGGTATGGCACAAGTGTTTGAAAAAGGTGGAGAAATCATGCAAATGCGTGGTGGAGAAACTGTCATTCCTAATGATGTTTCTATTCAAGCATTTAAACAGATTGCCACAAGTGATATTTTCTCTAAAACACAATCTGCTGTGTATGATGGCATATCTCGATATGCAGACCAATTAAGAGAAAAACAACAGCAAGCTACTAAAGAACAGTTAGAACTACAACGTTTATCTCGTGAAAATAACGATGTACAAGAACAAAATAATATTTTGAAAGAAATATTATACAACATGCAAGCACTAGTACAATCCAGTCGTAATAATGAACAGTACAATGCACAAACAGCTAATAAAAATTGGAATCTAGATGGCAAAGGAATAACTAAAGCAGTCAATAAACAACAAGGAAGCGACATGATTTCAGCTTTATATAATAATGGAGGTGCATTAACTTAATGAAAAAAGAAGCTAAGTTAATCACTAATAATGGAATAATAAATTTAAGTGATAACGATCAGTTTTTGTATTTAGATTTTGTAGAAAATGATGTACAAGTCAAAACGAATACAACAGAAATAAATGGAATAGATGGAGTGCTTACAGGGGCGACTAGTTTCGCTCATTTTGATTTGAAGTTGAGATTTATTTTTTCTGGTATGGATATTCATGATTACCAATTATTTAAACATAAGTTAAGAGCAATAATTTATCAAAGAGAACCTTACTATGTGTGGATTTCTGATATGCCAGGAAAGAAATATGCAGTATTACCAAGTTCAACAGAAATAGAAGATATATACAGTCGTAACGGTGAAATATCGATTACATTTAGTGTATTCAAAGGCTATTCTGAATCGCTTAAAGAAACAGATGAATATAGCTTATCAAGTGGTGAATGGCAATTTGAAGGTGGTTTGTTAGCTGATGATGAAATTAAATATAAACATGATTCATCAAGTTTTAAAATTTTCAATGTTTCATCAGACACCATTAATCCATTGTTAAGACACAAGTTTAAATTGCTTATTAATATAGATGCGCCTAAGGGGTTTAAAATTACAAACCATACTACAGGAGATGTGTTTGAATATAAGAAAGCTATTAAAAGCAATCAAACTTTAACTATAAGTGGGTTACATCCTTTTATAGATAACAAACGTGTTGGTAACGATACTAATTGGCAATGGATTACATTGGCACCTGGATTTAATGATATTGAAATC